CGCTCAAGGCCGAGGTCGAGCAAGTCCGCACGGAGGGAGTCCGCAACGCCTTCGCGGTCGCCGCTGGCATCTGCTTCCTCGCGGCGCTGGCGATGGCCCTGCTCGGTCAGTACCTCCGGGCGGCTGCGGCCTTCCTGATCGGGGGCGCCGTCGGCTCCCTGCCCTTCGTCTTTAACTCCCCCTATTTCCTGCCCGCGGTCGGGCTGCTCGTCGTCGTCGGCATCGCCTTCGGTTGGCTTCAGTTCCGTAAACCTCCCTGCCCCGATGCCGCGCAAGAAAGCAAAGAAGGTTAAGGTCGTCTTCCGCCCGCTGGGCCGGGAACGTGCGTGGGGTCAGGCGACCATTGACCCGAAGCGCCCGCTAATCGAGGTCGACCCTCGGCTGTCCCCGCCCCGTGAACTTGAGGTGCTTTGCCACGAGGCGCTGCACATCGCCTTCCCCGAGATGACCGAGAAGGAGGTCGACCGGGCGGGCAAGGTCGTGAGCCGCGTCCTCTGGTCGCAGAATTATCGCCGCGTCGTGCAAGGGAAACACACGACTCCCGTCCGCATCACCGAATGAGCGCCAGCCCCGTCAACCCCGAGGACATCCCGCCCGAGCTGAAGGACGGCGTCGTGGCGTCCATCCTGGGCGGCTTGGCGATGACGGCCCGCCTCCTCCTCTCGACCGAGCCGGTGACCGTGGGCTGGGTCATCCGCCGGGTCTTCGCCGCGGCGATCACGGCGGCCCTCGTCGGGTACGGCGTACAAGACCACATCCAGAGCACGGGCCTCCGCATGGCGGCGGTCGGGGCGGCTGGCTACGCGGCGCCCGAGTGTCTCGACTACCTTCTGAAATACATCAAGGCCAAGGGCGAGGCCGAGGTCGCCAAGGTAACGAAGGGAGGAACCCGTGCCGCCGGCAAAGGAAAGACCAAGCGCCGATAAGAACCTCCTGCTCGCCGTCTGCGGGCTGGTGCTCGCGGCCTTCGTGGCGGCGGCGGCGTCCGCTTGGATTTGCGACTTCGTCCTGCGGTCGTTCCAGGACACGAACGCGATGGTCATGCTGATCACCGACGCCGGGACGAAGTCAGACGACAAGAACCTTGAGAAGAACCTGAGCGCGGCGACGATGGCGCTGAAGGCCTGCCGCGACCTAGGCTGGGCGTTGTCGGTCGGGTGCCTAGGGGTGGGGGTGGCGGTCTTCCTCCGTCTTCGGAAAGAAAACGCCTCCTAGGGCAAGCCAGAGGGGTCTAATGGGGTAGGGCGGGGGCTGGCTAGAGTTTCCAAACGAGGGCTCGGAAGGGGGTATTTGGAAACTCCGTCAAAAGGATTGACTGAATAAAACGGCAACCCTAGGGTCGGAACGTTCCAACCAACACCATGAAACTCCTCCTCCCCATTCTCCTCGTCGTCGGCTTCGCGGTCGGCTACAACGTGCTCCTGGTCAAGTCCGGGCCCACCGTCCACAAGGCGATCGTCGACCGCCTCCCCCCTAAGGCCATCAAGCGCTAATCTCCCACCACCCAACACCATGCCCAAAACCCTAGCCACCCAGTCCGTCATCACCATCAACGCCAAACCGCTCACCCTCTGCCGCCCCGTCCGCCCGGACTTCGCCCAGCGTCTCGCCGTTCAGCACCCCCGCCTCGTGGCCCTCAACGCCGCGGGCAAGTCCCAAAAGGACGCCGCCGAGGCCCTCGGCATCTCCGTCCCGCTCCTGCGGAACTGGCTCGAGCTCCTCGGCATCAAGTGGACGAACGTCCAGCCCCGCGCCCCCTACTCGACCCGCTGATGCCCGACCCCGCCTCACATCACCCGGATATGTTCACCATCAAAGGAAACACCCTGCCCCGCCTCTGGTGGCTGTCGCCCTGGTCGACGGCCCGGACGCTGTCCAGCATCGTCGCGGCTCTGAAGACCCAGAACGACCGCCTCGACCTCGCCCTGCGTAACGCCGAGGCCAGCCGCCTCCATTGGGTCGCCAAGGCCGAGCGGGCCCACGCCGTCGCCCTGCACAACGAGCGCGTGATCCGCGAGATGGAGGAGCGTCCCCGTGGCTAAGTTCATCCCGGTCGAGCCCGAGAAGTGGGCCGAGATGGTCAAGGCTCAGGCGGAGGTCGCCCGCCTCAAGGCCGAGAACGTTCGCCTGATTGAGGAGAGATCGAAGTTGATTAGTACCGGCGATGACCTTTGGGCCTTCGTCTCTATTTGCGTAGATGAAAAAATCTACCCAAAGCACGGGAAGAAACTGGCTGACGCTTGGCAGACTATGGTGAAGGGAGGCCAGCCGTGAGCGACGTCGGACACTTTCGCCACCTCCCCGCCTTCGCGGCCCTCTCCGGCGAGGTCTACCACATCAACGAGCGCATCATCACCGGCGACTACGCCAGGGCCAAGTTCGCCCTGCCCCACGTCGAGCGCCTCATCCGCGACTACTCCGTGCTTATGACGACGGACGGCGCCGACGAGATCAGCATCAAGCCCTACGTCGGGGCCGGTGACTGCATCGGCCTGACCTTCTCCTACCGCATTGCGGAGGTCACCATCGAGGGCTCGTTCATACCCCGCCGCCCGTGAGCCCCGTCCCCCTCGTCGCCCTGCTCCTGCTCGGTTGCGCTGCCAACGCCCAGTCCGACGCCCGCATCCTCCACGCGATCGGTCAGGTCGAGGGCGGCGAGCGCCTCCAGCGTGGCGACGGCGGGGCGGCCCTCGGGCTCTACCAAATGCACCCCGAGGCATGGGCCGACGGCAACGCGCAGCTTCTCCGCGAAGGCCGACCGACCTTCCCCCGCTGGCAATGGCGTTCCCCACTCGCCCAGGACATGGTCGCCCTTGCCTATCTGCGGGCCCTCAGAGGCCGCTTGACCGCCCGGGGCATACCTAACCCCTCCCCAGAGTGCCTAGCCCTCTGCTGGAACCTCGGCTTCACCGGCGCCGCGAGCATCGGCTTCCGCCTTTCGAACGCTCCGCCCGCCCGGGCATCGTACGCCGTCCGCGTAGGCAATCTAGTCCGCCGCTAGTTTATTTCTGGCAAGGAGTTTGCACGACTGCAAGGGTCTTGTCCGTGGCACTCATCGTAGCAATCGACCCTGGCGTGAACGGTGGGCTCGCCCTCTTGGATCGGGACGGGCTCGTCACGGTGCAGAAGATGCCGGCGACCGACTACGAGGTTGTTTCCTTCCTCGTCGAGGTCTCCAACACCGCGAAGGAAATCGACTGCTACCTTGAGGAGCCGCCCCTCTTCGCGGGCAAGAACATCCCGGGCTCCGCCATCGGCAAGTTGATGTGGAACACCGGCGTCCTCTACGGCGCCGCCGTCACGCTCGGCTGGAAGATGCACCGCGTCCGTCCCGCGATCTGGCAGAAGGCGCACACCGTCGGCACGAAGGGCGACCTCACCACGACCGCGTGGAAGAACAAACTCAAGGCTCGGGCCGCCGAGCTCTTTCCTACCGTCGACGTCACCCTCTGGAACGCCGACGCCCTCCTTATACTGGACGCCGCCCGACGCGGCGCCATCAACTGACTTTGGGGGCTGGCACATAGGGCCCCTTTTGGGATTCATCCACCCCAAATAAGTCCGCCGCCAGCCCCCTCCCTTTCTCCCCCTAATGAAACAACGCATCCCCTCTAACGAACAAACGACGAAGCACCTCGTCGTACCGCCCATCCCCGTCCCGGGCACCTCGTACGTCATCCTGCCCGACAACCGTCTCGCCCGCCTCCTCAAGGTCTCCGTCTACAACGGCAAGGAGTACTACAACCCGATCATCAACGGCGACCTCCAGCGCATCGCCCGCGACGAGCTGATGACCCTCGTCGAAAAGCCGAAGGCCGACTAATTCCCATGAGCACCCCCCACACCCCCAACTCCGACCTGGTCAACTTCCTGAACGACGTCGGCAACGTCCACGCCGACCGCGTCAACCCGGCCTTCAAGTCCCGCTACGCCTCCCTCGCGGAGGTGCTCGAGACCGTCAAGGCCGTCGCCGCGAAGCACCGCCTCGCCATCGTCCAGACCCTCGACAGCGAGGAGGGCAAGGTCACCGTCTTCACCGCCTTCCGCCACATCGACGGCACGACCTTCCCATCTGGTCGCCTGTCCGTGAAGGCCGAAGGGCTGACCCCGCAGCAGATCGGCAGCGCCATCACCTACCTTCGCCGCCAGTCCATCCAGACCGCTTGCGGCATCGCCACCGACCTCGACGACGACGGCGCCTCCTCCTCCAAGCCGACGGCCTTCTCGGCCCCGGCCTCCTCCCAACCGGGCACCCGCCCCCTGACCAAGTGAACATCGACCGCTTCTGGCTGGGCTTCTCCGCTGGCATCCTGACAGCGGCCCTGATCGTCGAGCTCGTCCGCTTCCTCGAGCGCCACATCGCCTTCGTCCCGTGAAGCCCGTCCGCAAGCCCATCCTTATTCCCTCGGGCGTCGTCAAGGCCGCCGCCAACGCTGGCTACCCCTTCGTCCTGCTGCTCATCCTGGACAGCATCCCCTACGCCGAGGTCTTCGCCAAGTCCCGCAAGGTCTTCGACGCAAACCTCGCCGACTGGAAGCGCAACACCCTCCCGAGCCTTGCCCGCTCGAACGTGCGCTTCTTC